GTTTCATAGGTTTTCCTTCCTCCTAATAATACAAAACACCTACACCACTCGTGACATGCCATCGACAACTTACATCCCAGGAAAAAGACGAATCTTTTCTCGCTTTTCAGCTATTCCTAATCTGAGTTATATTTGCACTAATCTGATTGAAAATGGTTGAGAGAAACTACACAGTGTTTCCGATCCTTTTCAGGATTACTTGAAGAATCAAACTTCATCTCTTCCTAACAAACAGAAATGTCACAAGCGACCAAAAATAAGGTATCTTGCAATTAGCCAAGTTTATAAGCCTTGGTCGCTCTTCTGGGAAACGTTACTCCCCCAGGAGGTAGATCGGATCAGAGTCGGACTCTTACTCTCCGATTGGTGGTACGGCGATACAAGCCAACAACCTATCTCTCTTCTCGTAACAGATCTCATGATCTTGTCTTTGAGTTAGAACGAAGTTCTTGAACTCTTGAGCTGCTCTCAGCCAAGTCAAGTTGTTAATCCTTCGTACGTAGAGGTTATGATGATCGAGCTCCATAGCTCTCACCTTTTCTTTCTTCCTTGCCTCTTGGCAATCCACTAAATGAAAAATATCTTTAAGAGTGTATTTGAAGAGAGTCTCTACTGTGAGATATTTGTAAAAACGACTGAATTCATCTTCGGTCTGAGAGAAAGGACGTTCCTTAAAGTCCTTGGATAAGTTGACTAATTTCAAAGTCCTTACTTCCTTAAAACCCTCGAGGACATCGAAAGTATCGAGTTTTTTCTCGACCTTGTCATGGACTATCCATAACGGGTTTTTTCTCTCCTTCAAGATTCGGAATCTCTTATCCTTATCCTTACGCGAGATGATGAGTGTTGCACACCATTTGTCTAGTTCGCTGTAGGCTTTCTTCGATTCTAGCCCAGCGCCTCCAAGATAGGTAGGCATATCCCAAGGAATTGCCCATTTCGATTCATTAATCGAATCCGAGTTGTAACTTAAAAATTCTGGCCGAAGCGCCTTAGAATTATAGTAAATGAATCTCGAAGAGACTTCATTCCAGACGGACTCTGGACAACTATTGCGTAACTGCTTATGTAACTCACCCATTTGAGAGTAAGTTCTTACAGCAGATTCGCCGGTTCCTGATCTTGTTTTACCAAACATAATTCCCATATTTATAAATTTAATATGTGTCCACACTCCCTCAATTAAATGATAGGTAGTGCTATTCAAAACACATATGGGTTTCTCCTTTAGAGAGAATAGAGTCTTTCCGACAGAAGTCGAAAGTCCTCCAAATGATGTAATCTTTTCCCAAATTACCCGT